ACCCTGGTCATAGTGGTTATAATGCAGCTGGAAATATTGCTTTTGATTCTGGTTCTAACGCTCTTATGGGTGATGGTATCTTAGCTCAAATTGACGCTGCTAATGTTGATACTTACAACCCTGGTACTGGGTCAGGTGAAGGTCTTTCTGAAGATGTTTTAGCTCGATTTATTGCTAAATTATCTCGTAACGCTAAATCTCCTGAAGGTAATGAGTGGGTAGTATTTACTGGTACTGAAGGTCGATACCAATTCCACAAAGCTATGAAAGATATTTCTGTAGGTGCAACTGCTGCTACTGGTGGTACTATGCAATCTATGAAAACTGGTTCTGATGTATCTTTAGGTGTTAACTTTGTATCTTACTATGTACTAGGTAACAAATTAACTGTTGCTTACTGTCCTGTATTTGATGACGTTAACGCTCATGGTGACTCTGCTGCTGGTGCAGCTGGAGATGGTTCTGGTGGAACTATGTCTGGTAAAATGGTATTCTTAGACTTCTCGTCTGTAGATGGTGTACCTAATATTCAGTTAGTTGCTAAAGGTGCTGATGGATTTAACCGTAATTATATCAAGAAATATATTCCTGGTATGGTTAATCCTTATGATCAACAATCAATGCTTGCTGCTAACGGTGACGACTCATTCACATGTCAAATCATGTCTGAATCAGGAGTTATTGTTCGTAACCCATTATCTTGCGGTATATTAAATGCTGTACATGCATAGGGTTCAATACTATATGTGGGAGGTTAACGCCTCCCCATTAGAACGCAAACAAGTAATTTAAAAAAAGAGAAAAATGAAACACCCAATTATTGTAAGAACAAGAAAGCCTAAAAGGTTTTGTTATTTAGGATTAGGATCTAGTTATAAAGATCCAAAAGAAAAAGGTAAAAGAAAAACTTTATACGATATTAACGGAGAGGTTCAAGAGTTTCAAATGAACTCACCAGCTATGGTATTTGATATTTCAGAAGAATATGATTTACAAGTTTATACTTGGTTAAAAAATTATCCTGGAATATCTCAACATTTAATTTTTGAAGATACTATAGAAGCGCAGATGATTGATACAGAAAAAATGATTGAATCTGCAGAAGCAATACAAATTGCTGTTAGTATGAGTGATAAAGAAATTTTAGACTTTTGTAAATTAACAGGCATTAGAACTAAAGACAATTCTATTGAGTTTATTAAGGCTTCAGTCGTTAAAATGGCTAATGACAACCCAAATAGGTTTTCAAAAATAATAAACGATAGAGATAAAGATTATAGAGTGTTTATTGAGAACGCTATTGACGCAAAATTGATTAACTTTGTAAATGGAACTTATAAGTATAATACTGAAACTATAGGTTTAACAGAAGATCAGGTAGTGTTGTGGCTTAAAGATAATAAAGACATTCATGCATTGCTGCGAAAAGAAATGTCTGGTAATAAAAAAGCAAAAGTTAAAAAATGACATATACAGAGGCGCATACGCAAATAGATAATTTGTTAGATAAAACAGGAACTGGTTATTTTAATGAGTCAGAAAAAAATAGATTTTTAGATTTAGCTGTATTAGAATATACTAAAGGTTTAATAAATGTTTTAGAGTCTGACTCAGAATCTATGATTAAAATTGCGCCTTTAACTGTAAAGTCATCGGAGATAACTCCTATTGCTACTTCAAATAATTTAGAAAACTCATATAGTTTACCTGATAATTTTTATCACCTATTAAGAGCATATACAGCAAGTAGTAATTACAGTATAAATATAATGTCTCACAATGAATATGCTTCTGCGAAAAATAATCCTTTTCACAGACCAGACACTGAAAATCCTATAGCGTTTTTTAGAGGAGCAGCTTTATCTACAAAATTAATAGTTGTTGGTATATTAAACAACCGCATATGACAAATGGAGACAGTACAGTTGCAACTAGTACTGGTATAAATGTTGGTGGTTATGGAGTAAACTCTTCTGAAGAAATAGTTAATATAGCAGTAAGAAAGATGATGTTATCGTTGGAAGATCCACGGTATCAGCTTCAAAATAATGAGCTGACCGCTGACAAGCGTTGATGACTCTCTTTTTTCCTGCGTTAGTTTGGGTGGTAGATTAATTTCTACCCCCATTCTTTTAAAAAATATAAAATGACTTTAAACGAAATTGCTTACAATATTAAAAGTTTAGTTGAAGGTGGTTACAGCACAAAAGACAGTAATCTTAGCCTTAGACAAATTAAAGCATGGATAAATTACCATAGGTTAAATATTTTAGAATCATACACAAGTAATGGTAAAAATATACCTCAATCTGTTACGCAAAATTTAGGTAGTTTTGTAGCTCCAGAAGAAGGTCAATTTATAACTCTACCTCAAATAGCTACTTTTGGCGATACAAAAGCTATTACTAGTGTAACAAATATAGACAACACTATAGTTTTTGGTAGAACAAGTCAAGACAAAATAGTTTATCAAGAACAAAGCAGATTTACTTCTGCTATGCCTAAATTTTATTTAGAAGAAGGAAATAAGCTTTATTTTCATGGATCTGCTAGTGGTGAAGAAATTAAAATAATTGCTGTGTTAGAAGATCCTAGAACAGCAAGTACTTGGACAAATGATGACAATTATTATCCGCTACCTTCTCAGTTAGTAAATCCATTAATTAAAAATTCAGGTATTTCTATACCACACTCAAAACTACCACCAGCTAATGGATATAAGTCTAACCAAAATTCACCAGCAGATGCACAATCAGGAAATGTACCACCTTCAACTGAACTACCAAGTATTATAGTATCACCAATACCTCTAGCCGAAGTTGGACTTTCGTGTTCTCCTCTTTTTATAATAATAGATTGATTTAAATTTCTTATTTCTAAATATCCTTCAGACTGATTACTATATTCAGGTCTATTATCATTCATAGTTTGAGGTAATAATAATTCCATATCTCGAAGATATCTACTCGCGTCATTAACTAACCAAGCTAAACTTTGATTTTCATTAGCTACATTTTCTTCATCTATTTCTCTTGTTATAGGTGCATTTTTATCATCACCACCATTATCTTGAATAACTGAAATATTATTTTCTGAAGCCCAACTATCATATATAATTGAATTACCACAAATTGTAACACCACTACCATCATCTAAAATAGGTCCATAGTCAAGTGTATAATTACCTTCACCATCAATACAATATGGAGGTTCGGATGAAGGTTTTAATAAATTATATTGACTAAAAAAATTATTTATTAAATCTTGTCTGTTGGTTTGGAAGGGTAAAAGTTCTGTTATTTTCGTATCAAGTGTTTCATTTAATTTATCAGGGTCAATTTGTATTGAACCAGATTGCAACCCAACAAATTGAGAAACATTATCAGGTTCAGAAAGTGAAATTAATGAACCTGTAATTAGTGTTTCAAATTGATTGTTTTGACCATCATAGTTTGATAAAAATTGTTGAAGACTTCCAAATGTAGAATCACTCATCAACTCATTAAAATCTTGAGTATCTAAACCGGCTAAACTTAATACATCACTTTTATAAATAATTATATT